CCATAGAATAAGTGAAATACATATCATCTGGATTATCACTGATTCTATTCATTAATACCTCACAAGGGGTGAGGATATTGTAGACTTTCTTTTCTTCTTGAAGTCTAATTTTATTAGCGTATATCGTATTGGTAATATGATACACTACTGCTGAAGTTTCTTCCATTTTTCTAAATCCTCCATAATATTATAAGTATATTGCCGTTTAGTTTTCTTTTTATTTGGTTTGGTTTCCCTTGTTAATTTAATACTATTTAGAGGAACTGTTGTATTTAGTATATAGTCATGGATAGTAAATACTCCATTATCTATATCTAGATAACCATTGAAAACTCTAAACGGATTTATATTAAAGTTATTCCGATTATCAGCATCTAGAATTAGTGGTTTAAAGTATTCACGTATACGCTTTAAAGCATCTACATATTTAGCTACAAGATCTCTATCAGCTTTAGTACCTTTTAAACCAAACATTCTACCGATATCAATATACATACTATATTGATTTCTTGCTCTAACAACATTCCGTCTTACAAATCTAACAGAAGTTAGTCTGGTATCATCATATAAGACGATATCGAAATCCATAAATTTATTTGTAAAATCCATTGCTACTTTAAATCTAGTAATCATTTTAAATCAACCACCCTTCTATTCATATCGAAGCAAAAGATTTCTGCTGTTTCTGATTCTATATCTACTATAGAATGGTAAGTATATGGAATTACAATACCATCATTATATACAGAATGCTCAGCGGATAGTTCTTCTATATGCTTATGAAGATTGGTAATTAATTTGATAATAAGATCTCTTTCGAATGGTACAAATAGTTTAGCTAAGCGTCTCTTTACTAGAGCATTATCATATCTAGATTCTTTTAATAAGTCTCCCATATCAAAAGTATAAGAGCTAGTATAATCAATTAAAATTTCTGGATTATATACTGGATCTGAATTGTTAGTATATGTCCAATCAATAAATATCTTTGTCATTTGTATAATACCTCCTTAAGGTTAAATTAATTTTAATATTTATCATAGAGATATTATACGTTTATAACCAATTTTACGAGGCTAATTTTTACTTTAAAAAAATACCCCCGGAACGGCTCCGCCTCCCCCAAACTATAACGGAAATCCTGCATGTCTTAATTCCCTGGATCTCCGCGTCGCTCATAAGCGAGCAACGCAGAGACATGATTAAGACAGCGTGCGAAGCGTGGGCGTAGCTAAGCGGTTGTCTTAATCATGGATCTACAGTACGCTTCCAGGATTTCCGTTACCTTCGACTGGAAGCAAGATTTACTAAATTGTATATTCAATATTAAATTATAATTAATTTCAAGACAATTAGATAGGAAGAAAGAACAAGATTATCCAATATTAAGAAGTAAATAAGGAGAATCCAGATGTCAATAGATAATAAAAGAAACGAAGTAATCCAATATATAAAGAATAATGTAACAATGATATCATTCGAAGGTATGGATTGTTCATATAAAGAAACTAATTCAAATAGATTAGCAAATATAATAGGTATAATAGGATACGAAGTAGAACTAGTTAGTTTTCCAAGGTATAAGAATCCTAGTGCATACTTCGTAGAACAATATCTATCTGGTAATATTAAAGTAGATGGTAATACTGCAATGGATAGAGCAATATGTTCAGGAACTACAGTATGTCTATTCTATGTAATGGATATGATTAAGTGGTATAATGAATATATTGATAAATTAATGAAAGAAGAAAATCTAGAGGATAAGAAACGGATAGTTATCTTTGATAGATACGCTTATTCCAATATGTATTATCCAATACCAGATATGCTTAAAACTATAACTAAGTTTAATTTAAGTAAAGAAGAAGAAAAAGAAAGAATACTTAACTTACAATGTAAGATAGTAAATAAGGTAATTGATACTGCTAATATACCAAGAGTAGATTTAATCATTAAAATGGTTTCGGATAGAAATTTACTTTATGAGAAAGTAAAAGAGAAGAATAAAGATAAAAAAGGTGATTTATACGAGTCTAACATAAGTTACCTTATGGATTGCTTTGAAATATTCAAGAAACTTAAATTTACTAATATGACCTCTTCTAAACTTACAGAAATCGATATGTTTGAGATTGAAGTAAGTGGAAAAGATGAGGAAGAAGTATTTGAAGAAGTTTTAAAAGGGGTGAAAGAGATTGTATAAAGATAAACCTTGTGTAGCCATGATATTTGATAGAAGTTATTTGGTATACGATGTTAGAAAACCAATGAATGATATCTCTGATGTCATGTGGCGGTTTAAAGACAAAGCCCACTTTGTTTATGGTGGTATTCCACGTTTGTGTTATCATGTAGAAGAATATAAACGTAATTTGGGTCTTAAGGATGAAATGTTCCATAAGATAGAAATTCCTTATTGTGATAATAAGTTTTATTATAATAAGGAGAATGTAGCTCAAGGTTGGGTTCAAGAAGTTATGTCTTATAATCCCGACCATATTTTGATTCTTAGAGATAATGGTCATACTAATGAAACCGATGCATTGGTACAATATGCTATTGCACATAAAGTCCATGTGGTTGAAGTAGATAACCATAATCATAGAAGAGATTTAGTTGATCATAATGGATATATTACTAAAGGATATTATGATCAAACTTTATTTGGTAAACGTTAATTAAATTGGAGGTATTACTCATGAAACCAGAAGTTAAACCATTTAGATATTGTGCTCGTTCTTTAGATACTGGAATAATTTCCATTAGAGAAGCAGTTAGATTTGAAGCAAACCCAGAAACTAATTTTCTCTACGCTGTTTATTATGATGATTGGAATAAGTTCATTCTTACAGAACCTATCTTTAAAGCGACTGATGAAAATGAATTATACTCATTAATATCCGTTATATCTCAATTCTATCACAATAACCCAGAAGGTTTACTTGACTTTGTAACTACAGAATTTAATATATAAGGAGCAATGAATGTTTAATAAAGAAAAACTAAAGAACTTATTTAAGTCCAAATCTACTATCATTAAAGACGAATTCGATAAAATTGGTGAAACGTCGACATATGAACTAGATATTCTCGAAATTGGTGATAATGTAAAGAACGTATCTAGAGCTGCTCGTATTTCTCATGGTCTAGAAGCTCCTAAATCATATCAAGCTCAATGCGATTATATCGAACGTATTATGAAGATGGGTCATGATAGTATTTCTGGTCATTCTAATATACAATTTGCTATCACTATCCATAATATTTACGATGAAGCTTCTATTGGTTTAGTAAAGAACTTAGAAGCATTCAAATTCTTTAATATTGAAGTAATTCATAGACAATCTGAAGAAGGTACAATTACTGTATTAGTATTTGGTGCATCAATCCGTTCTCTTCGTTATTATATCAGAAGTATTTCTGAAGTTTCTAATCTTAACTTCCATGAAGAGAATATCTTTAACTATATTAAAGGTGTAATCTATAAGACTACAGAGAAATGTTTCTATCCAGACTTAATTAGAGATGGATATCTAGATGAAGAAGACTTTGAATTTGTACCAATCTTCAATGAATATGATACAGACTTCGATAACCCTAAAGATGAACCAGTTCCAGTGAATGAAAACGATATCATCAATGCAATTGATAAACAAAACTTCGATATCGAAGAAGAAAAAGAAATTGACGATGATAAAGTAAATTCTATCAATCCAGATGAATTAACTCAAGAAACTAGAGAAGTATTCTCTGTTGGTAATGTAGATATTATTGATTATCCTACAGAAAACTATAAAGCTTCTATTGATACTATCAATAATAAATTCTCATCCGAAATTAGAGATGAAAAATTATTAAATGATATTATTCATTCCTTAATTGCTACATCTACTATTACTATTAAGATTAATAAGATGAGTCGTGCTATCTCTCAACAAATTAATCGTCATAGAGCAGCTATTACTCAAGAATCTCAACGATACGTCAATGTATCTGACTGTGAATTCATCAATCCTTGTAAATTTGACCCTAATAAATATCCTAACCCAAATCCTGAAATTAACATCAAACTATTTGGTAATGAAGTTAAAACTAACGTCGAAGAGTTGGGTAAAGAATTGATTAAAATATATGGTCAATTATTAGATCAAGGATTATTAAAGCAAGATGCTCGTGGTTTCTTACCATTCAATGCAGAATCTAGTGCTTATTATACATTCACTATGTCTGATATGATTCATTTCTTATCAGTTCGACTCCATAAATCAGCCCAACCTGAAGTACGAACAATTGCAAGCTTCATTTACAGTTGTTTGATTAAAGATGTATTCACTGATAAAAGTATTATTGACATCATTGAGTACAGAATTACTAATACTGAGGTGATTTAATGGCTCGAAACGCTAATTACATTGTCGAAGGTAATTATGATAAACCAGTAACTGAGATTAATATCAAAGAAGTTCCTGACTTTAACATATCTGACTTTGACTTTGAAGACGAAAAGGCTTTATATAAGTATATTCGTCGAGTAGAAACTGTTTGTCGTCAATCCTTTGAATATAAACAGTTTATCTATTTCTTGAAGAATTATGGTAATATGAATAAATGCTCGTTCATGAAATTCTTAGATACTCAAGATATTCCTAAATTGAGAATCGAAATCCACCATGAACCTATCACTTTATTTGATATTGCTTTAACTATCTTTAGAAAAAGACAAATGAATGGTGAATCTTTACATGAAGATATGATTGCAAAGGAAGTTATGTATCAACACTACAAACTACATGTAGGTTTAATACCATTAACCACTACAGTACATGAAATGGTACATAACCAATTCCTATTCATTCCAACTCAAGCAGTTATGGGTGCTTGGGATAAGTTTGTAGAAGAGTATAGACAGTATATGCCTATCGATACTCTCTCCAACCTTGATTCTATCATCCAACATTCAGAAAACTATGATCCTGAAAAGGAAATGGCTATTTTGAATGCTGGATTTGTAAGAATCAATGTAGAAGACGATGGATATCAAGCTTCTACAGAAGAACTCTTCAATTATCTTAAATCTGTTTATGATGATTTAGAAGAACGTAAGAATAAATAAGATATACCAAGAGGTTACCCAATATTGGGTAACCTCATATCTTTCGCAGAATTGTAATAGTCTGAAATATTGGTTATATAATATAAAAGTGAATAATAGAATTTATTTTATTTTAGGAGGAATTTAAAATGGCAGAGGTTTATTTATTAGTAGCAATTCATTTCGTAATCGTAGTAGCAATTTGTGGTACTTTTGGGTACTATTTCCACAAGATGTATGTGGAAAATAAAATTGCTGAAGCTGAATTAAGAGCTTGTGAGTACAGAACTACTCACATGACAGCAGAAGCTTTGAAGGAGATCATCAATCGATGATCTCCTGATCATCTCTTTTATTTTTTATAATTAAACGAATTTATGAGCGTATATTATATAAAAGAAGAAAGATATATCTTCAATATATTTTATAAGAAAGGAGGTCAAAATCAAATGTTGTTAGATTTTGACAATGCTGTAAATATTTTTACAGATTGTAGTACTTATCGTGGTGAGTCTGACAAGACTCTAGTAAGTTGTGGCTACTGTGTAGTAGTTGACAACGAAATTGTCGAGCATAATAATATCATTGTAGATGATAGTAATAATGCTCAAGGTGAATTGTTTGCGATCCTTATGGGCGTAATCGCAGCAAACAGATTTAAAGATAGAGGCTCTCGTATCAACCTCTTTAGTGATTCTAAGACATCTATTCGGTCTTTGACTCATAATGTATTTAATTGGTACGATAATTCTTTGAAATCCGATACTGGTGGCTTTGTTAATATCAGAGGAGATAGTATCAAGTATCAAGAATTATATTTAAATATCGTCGAAGAGATTGTATCTACAGGATTGAAGATTAACTTCTATCATGTACGTTCTCATAATCGTTATCATCAAGAAAGTGTACATATGGCTCGCACTTACTTCAATAAAGTAAACAAGACCAATACTTCTGACGATATCGTTCGTGATATTATCTATTATAACAATTTTGTCGATAAGATGACTCGTCATCGTTTACATGATGTATGTCATGATGATTCCTTTGAACGAGAAAACTATCGTCAATTCCGTTATCCTGTTACTAGACAACCTAGCAGATTACAAATTGAATCTTACAGAAGTCTAGTATGTTAAAGAAGAAGGAGGGATTTGAATGTACTTGGATGGATTCAAGACATTTATGGATGAAGTCCCACGAACCCGACCTGTAGAACCTAAAGAAGAATTCGAATGGTTTACTGGGTTTGATGAAATAGAACCAGATCCAATAACAGATCCAATGCGGATGCCTGTCAACTTCACTGGAGAATTACCTACGGTAATGTATTCCAAAGAAGATATGGTAAATAAAATGCATCCAAATGACCCATGTAGATGGGAACAAATCCGACAAAGTATGGAAAATCCATATTATGGTCAACAAAATGCAGAATATCTGCAACAAATGGCACAAATTAGAGCACAACGCTACTTCAGACCTTCAATGATACCAGTACCGCCTAGAGTTATGGAACAACGAGTACAACAACAAACTCAATATATCAATAACCGCGGTCCTGTAATGTATCCACAATTTGAAGATCCATCTATGCGTGCAGCTCGTTGGGCTCAAAAGTTCAAAAACAAAGTTGAAAATAAAATCAACAGTCCAGAAGAATTGGCTAAACGTTATTACTATAAGCAACATGAAAAAGACCGTTACGATAAAGCAACTGGTATCAATATTGATGAAGCAATGCGTGAAGACAATTTTGAACATTTGAAGCAATTGAATATTGATGCTTACAATGAACGTAAGAACAATGCAAATGCTAAGAATGATAATGCTGAAGCATTTAAAGGTGTTTCTATGAATAAAGATGATCTTAAAGCCAATGGTTTCAAAGTAACCAGAGATAAAGCTAAGACACCTTCTATTCCAGTTAAGTATTTAACACCTATTGGTTCTACTTTAGAAATTCATGAAGATGGAACTACTTATGAATGGGATCCTGATGGTGGTCAAAGTGTTATGTCAACACCTCCAGCATTAGAATATCTAGCTAAATGTAAAATGATAGATAACCTAAACATGCAAATGGATGCTCATGCTCAAGCAGCAGCATTAAAAGGTTATCATATGAATGAAAGCTATAATCAAAATCCTATGCATACTCCAATGAATCCAGATCCATTGGATAGAACTTATCAACAGTACTATGCAAATGGTCCTGTAATGCATGTAGACCCTACATCTATTATCGTAGGTTCTCCAACAGTTTCATTTACTACTCAAAATGGTGGTCAATTTACCACTAATATGCCTAGCGTTATCTATAATCCTAATGGTACAGTGAGTGCAGCACCACCATGGGTAAGACAATTCCAAGGTAATTATTATGGTTATCAACCTAGTCCGTGGATTGAAGAATATCGTGAGTTAACTGACGAAGAAATCCTCTCAGAAAACTATCCAGTTTTAATCTTAAATGATCACGATAGAGAATTAGCTAAAATTATTCGTGCTCGTAGAGAAAAACGTGCAGCTATCAATGCAGCAAAAGCACAAAGTATCGAAGAAGCAAACTTATATTGCCGGAGAATGAAAATAGATCCAGATACTGGTTACGAAATCTATGAAAGCTTAACAATCTATCCACCAGAAGGCAAATCTCATACATGTACTCAAGAAGAACTTGATGCGTTGAATACAGCGTTAATCGAAAAAGAGCGAAAGAATCTTAAAGAACTTCGAGAAGACAGTATGAAAATGGCTGCAGGTATTGATGACAGTGCCGTATTAGCTGAAGAAATTAATCGTTACTCTACAGAATATGCTTTATTAGTAAGATGGGCAAGAACTAACTTAACTGAAGAAGTTTATCGTGAGTTCGCTAAACTTATCTTACAACAACTTATTCTTCTTAGAGAAAACGATCCAGCAGCTGATTTGAAATCTGGTATCATGATCACAGGTACAACTATCGTTAGAACTCCATGTAGAGAATCCTCTGAATTGGATGTAGCAGTGATGGTTGCAGGTGAAGTCGAACATCTTGGAAGAATGAAAGAAGCAGCGAAAGAAGATAATAGTCTAGACGAAGATGAAAAAGCACGTGTAGTTAAACGATTGGATAAAGCTATTAAAGAAATCTCTGCTATCTATGATGAATACAAAGATAAAGACGATCCTAAGGATAAATCTGACGAACGGATGAAGTATAATAAACTATTCAGGAATATGGTAGACGTATCTACTATACCCCATAGGTTATTAGCTTACAAGCAAGTATTTGAAGCACTTAATAGTAGTCTAACTCCTATTAAGCAGATGATGCTTGCATCATATATGTCGTATGCTAAGCATGCAATGAGGATTAATGGTGAATTCGATTTAAATAACTTTGTTAATTGGTGGAATAAACCATTATTAGATCAAATCAATTCTGGTGCTAGAAGTACGTTTAAATCCAGAATGAATCCATATGGTAGAAAACCTGCGTTTGATTACTTTATGGAAAATTCTCACAAATTCGTTTCAGCTGAAAAGTATATCAGCGATGTACGTGCTCAATTGAAACGTAACTTCGATCAAATAGATCAAGGTGCTCTTATGAGTGCTAAGACATTTGACGAATACAATGACGCATTAGCTCGCATCATGCCAGCAGTGCGAATGTCCTATGATCCTTTCATAAATCCTGATGGTGCAAAACGCTTCAAGAAAAAGGATACTCGTGACATGCATAACTATGATAGAAGTAAATATGAATACTTAGGTATGCTAAGTGATTATTATCATGCTATCGGTGCGATTGACGTACCACACGATATCAAAGATAAAACGTGGTTCGATACTATTTACAATCAAAAAGAACGGGGGTTGATTTAATTGGAAGAACGTGTTCTAATTGATCATAACCTTAAAATTGATTTCGATAAGATGAATCAACTTCAAGATAGATCTAAGTATTTTACTAGACTTTTTGATGCGATGACTTATCAACCATTATTGTCATTGATAACATATGAGGACATCATTGCTCTTCATATGTTATTCAATGATCCAGACTTTTGTGATAAACCAAGATCCCAACAATTAGAGTTAGCTGATTCCATTATGAAACCGAGAGGATTTTCTCGGATTCATAGTGGAACTAACCGTATTGTATATGGCTCCAGTGATCATCCAACCATTGTCTTAAAAGTAGCTACTGATGCCCAAGGCATCTCAGACAATGATGATGAAGTTTATAACCAAGACTTTCTTAAACCTTATGTACCAAAGGTTTATGAAGTCTCTGAATGTGGTACAGTTCAGTTGGTTGAAAGAGTTCAGCCTATAAAGAATAGGCAAGAATTTTGGGATAATAGACATCAGATTTTCCATATTCTTTATTCGTTTACACATATAAAGAAATATCTCGTTGAAGATTTGGGATCTGCTTTCTTTATGAACTGGGGATTACGCAAAGGATTTGGTCCAGTTATTCTAGACTATCCATACGTATATAAGTATATACCAAGTAGATCTAGATGTATTGCTGTTGACGAAGTAACAGGTAAGATGTGTAATGGTACGATTTGGTACGATGATGCCATGAATACCATTGTATGTCATAAATGTGGTAAACGATATTCTGCAAAGGATATTGGTGCAAAGCTTAAGAAACGGCAAGTTTCCGACAAAGAAATTCTAGAAATGTTTAGTGCAAATTTAGAAAGCGACAATCTTTTTGACAATGTTATAATACATGGTTATTCGAACAAAGATGCTGCTCTTCGTATTAAACCAGACGAAGCAGAAACTATTAAGAAAACCGAAGTAGAACCTAAACTTAAGAAGCCTGAAACTAAGGTTCCTAAGTTTAAAAAGTCATGTAAGATTGCCAAGGATTTCTAAGGGAGGTAATTATGTTTTATCCTAATAAGGGAATTAAGTGGGGCAGAGTATTCCTATCATGTAATTGGAATGAACTGTCAAATGCTTTGTATAACAATATCAAAGTTGTTGTACTAGATGATGATACAGAAAAGTATCGTCGAATTGGTTGTAATATTATGAGTATGCTATTGCCTCCATATGAAGCAATAGATGCTGAATGTAATCAACAATTTGAATTAGCTGGTCAAATTTATCAAGACTATCTACTACGTTCTGAAAATGCTTTAGCTCCAATAGCTAATATCATTGCAGCTACTTATGTAGAAAAAGATATCTTAATATTTGTCCCACCAGATGAAGCTAAGAGTCTAAGTTTTATAAATGTATTAGCAGAAACTCTTTATAGTGTATATGGTATCCCATGTGCAACGTTAAGTGATCCTACGTCTAATCCATTCTATGATGATACTAACTTGTATACTCTATCTAACCGTGTTGAATTGATGTATGCTTGTAATATTATCTCTTTGGATACACTATGCGATTGCCATCCATACACAGATTTAAATCCTATCATATTCCCACGATTGGTATATGATTTAGGATATCCGAATTTAGAAGGAATGCATCCTAACCAAATTCAAGCATATTTCAATACAATGGTATTCTCTAGAAAAGACCAACGTATTGAATTATTTAAACAAGACGTAAATGAAATGAAGAATATGATATTCCCATTTGTGGAATTAAGAGATTTCGTTCGTCAACAACCAGAAGACGCTGTTAAATAGGGGGACAAAGCAGTGAAGAACAACATTACAATCGTAGTATATAGCCAAGTTAAAGAAAATATTGAAAAGTTTGCTAAATTGATGAATACTTGTTCTAAGAAACATCGAGAAGAATATAAAGATAATCTTTATGATATCTTATTCGAATCTAGTGAAGTCACTATTGGTGATTTAGTAGAAAAAGTAAACCAACCAATTTATCCTACTAGTAATATTACTTTTGGCTATCATGAATACATAGAAGAAGATAAAGATCCTAGCTATGTAGTTATCACTGCTCACTGTCCTGATTCAACACCACATCTTGGCTTATTCGAATTATTCTGTATTGCTTATGGCTGTAAAGTAGTCTTTGAATTTATTTCAGAAGATGGAAACAAACGTATCAATACAGACAGAAATTACGAATATTTCACACCAGAAGAAATCGAATGTGATCTAAATGGAGATAAGTCTTTAAAGAATAAGTATCATTTAACTTATAAAGATTTTGATTCTATGATCACATTGATTTCTGGTCTGGTTAATATTGGCAGACATATTGGTGCTGAAAAGGCAAGAGGTTTCATAAACAGCCTTAAAGAAAATGGGGTTGCTAGAGAAACAGATGAAGCTGGTAATTTGTATTGGGTCGAGACCTTTACTCCACATTATGATGGTAGAGAGATTACTCTATCTACCGTAGCAGATTAAAGAAAGAGGAAGAGAATGATTGTATTTGTTCCAACTAACCCGGATCCAAAAATCGTTTTAGGTGAAGATCCTAGGTTATTTCAAGCTCTTAAAGAAAGAGATAATACGTTCTTCTACAACATTCTCTCCCAATATAGTATAGGGATAGCTTTAAATAAGTTTATCCCTGATACTGAAATGTGGTGGGAAGATGAAGAACAGTTTACATTCAACTATATGAACTTTCTACGATTCACACCTATCCCATTCTACTCTATTCTTACTATATTGATGCATCAATATATGAACGAAGATGTAGTTGTAGTTTGTGATATGAGTGATGATAGAAGACTACAAATAATCGAATGTATTATGGCTCATATTTATGAACGTTATGGATGCAGAACTTCTATAGTTTCTACATTGGAAGACTTGTTATATGCAGACCCTTCCGAAATAGAAAACTCAGCTAATTTTATCTATGATAAAGAATTCTATCTAAGTGAAGTCATTGACGTGGATGAATTACAAAAACAAATCATTAATATTGAAGAGATGAATGGTTATCAAATTTAGTATTAATGATTGGTGGTGTATATTCGTTGCGGAATGTGTTTTCTCGTAACAAATACTCTTTCACGTTACCGTATGAATTTAAAAAATTATTTGATTCTTATTGTGATATCGAAGGTATTGACCTTGACATTTTTATGGAAGAAATCTTCTTGGAATTTAATAGAATGAGACCTTATCGTTTTAGTAAAGAGAAAAGGCGTTATCTTCCTAAAAGAGTTAAACTAATCTCTGAAGTTAATTGTACTTTAGAGAACCATAATATTATATTTGATTTCATAGCTAAGTGTAGAAAGAATGGATTCTCAGAAAAGAATGTACTCATTACACTAGCTATGAATAAAATATATAATACTAAACTTCGTAAAGAAGTCGTAAAAGTTTGTAATATCGTTTCTAGCCATCTAGCGTTTGAATCAAACAAATTAGATGAATCCAAATATATTAATCTGAATATAGAACGAAAATATTATGACCTTTTATTAAAAAGATCTAAGAAATTTGAAATTCATAGGCACGATCTTTTGAATGATATCATTATAGAAAATTTCATAGATGAGTTTTACAAAAATGGAAATATCCATATCCCTTGTTGGTATAAACATAGATTGGAGAAAGGTGAAGAGACTACTAAAGTTTGTTTAAAAATCTACAAACCTATCTACGAACTATGTAAAACGATCGGAATGGTTGCTAATAGAAGCACTTCTAACATAATTAGATTTATGATCACAAAAGGAGTATTCGATATTGGCAATGTACGAAAAGGATCTATTCTTAACGGATGATTCTATAATAATAAATAGAATTATAAGAGAATACGATATGAGCAAAGCCAATATCAATATTCTCTTATATAAAGGATTGATCAGTCAAGATCAATTCGACAAATACTACAACATGCCTAAAGGTCTTAGGGAAAGAACTATCGGCACTCTTCAACGAGACTATCCTAAAATAAACCAGGGATTAAAAGATGGTTTTGTTGAAGCAAGAAAAATGTTATTCGAATCGAATAACCTAAATGAATCTAATGTAGTTGCAGTAAAGAAAGATGCTGTATTTACCTTAGATAAATATTTAGAATACAATCAATTTAAAAATTTAGTATTTCTCAATAAGAATACTTATAGCTCATTTATCCAAGCTTATAAACTAGAACTCTATTATAGTAAATTCACTGATAGTATAGATGTAAAAGGTATAGGGGAGTTGTCCATCGTAAAGCATCAAAGCTTTATGATAGATTTCCTATGCTATCTCTTCAATATTTTAGAAACTACTTCTTTGAATAATACTATAATAATTTTAAAAGAGTTTCTAGAAAGCTACCGAAATGGTGAACTTGAGCTAGGGTATTATCGAGAATTCAATAATAGATCAGAGTTCTGTACCAGATACAAGATAGGTGGTCAAAACATGTATATTCAAGATATTGGTATGCAAGACTCAGAAGTTTCTTCGTCTTATGTATTAAATAAATTGGATATATCTTACAACTATCTTTTATTATCAGAAGTGCTGAGAATATTATTGTCAAGGTATTTATAAGGAGCTATTATGATTAAACGAAATATTGATATAGATGGAACCGTTAAAGAAGTTCCATCTATTCTGAAACCAATATATAAAATATTTGGAATTGGTACTCTAAGTGCTAAATTCTATGTAGATATTTGGAATCCAGAAACTAATGAGACATGTGTTGATATTTATATCAAATTCAATAGAAAGAGAGTTGAAGATATTACAGAAATGGAATCTGAAATTCTTTCTATTGTACAAGATGCTTGTCTTATTCATAATATCCCTGAAGCAGATCTAATAGCTCCTAAACTTACTTATGCTATAGCACATCCTATGGCTTTGGCTATGGTGGATGATGCTTTCTTGGAATCAGACATGTTCATCGAAAAGTATTATACTTATACTGTCGATGAAAATGGATTAACTCTTAAAAGAAGATAAATCAGGAGTACCCAATATTGGGTACTCCGTATTCTTTCGTTAAAAATAAGGATGGTAGTTAAAATGGAACTAAACGAAACTAATATTTGTGTAGATAGAGTTAGTGTAGCTATTAGCTCTGAAATGTTTGATAATTATGTATTCTGGACAGAATCTCTTGGTAATAATTTTAATAACGGTAAATTTATTATTACGAATACAGAAATCGGTGTTTTCTATATAATGTATTATGATAAACGCTCCAGATCTGTTAGAATCTTTAGAGGCATGGGAGCAGATCCTTATAGTCCTCTAACTAATATAAAAGATTATGGTAGTATCAAAGTTCTAGCAGCTAATCATCATGTATTGGAATTCAATTTCAAAGAAAATGAATTCATTGTGGCTAGAGCCGATGGATATTATTATCAAGACTATTCTGGTTTCTTCAGAATGATGAATGATATCATTGGTGAAGTATTTAAAATCAAAGGAGAATAATACTATGATTATCAAAGCAAGAGAGATTTCTGTTGAAATCTCTATAGATTCTATTAAGAAACTTAATAATTGGAAGTGTAATCTTAATCATACATTAGCTTCAGCTGATGTGGTTTATGAGACAGATACATATGAAGTTAAAGCTTATTACTGTACAGAATTTGATAGAATTTATATCTATTCTAAAGATAAGAATTCTACTTCTACTGAAATTTCTAATTTCATCGGAATAGATGAGCCAAAGAAATTCAAAGCAGGAGACTATTATGTCTTACCTATCAGATTTTCTGAAGAAACTTTAATATGGGCACAAGGTAGCAGTATTATCTTTACTGACTATCGTAAATGTATCGAAGTATTAAAAAGAATCACTGGAATCGATATTAATGTCGGTTTCGGTGGTGAAGATTTCCCTATTTAGTTATTAAATTAAGGAGAGTATTATTATGATGATTCCAATGGTTTACAAATTTGAAGTTACATTAGATAGAGGTATGATTGACCGATACAACAGTTGGAAAGCTAGGCTACCTCACTCATCAGAACATTCTATTATCAATTTTGTCCCTATCCCATTTAGTGACGATGTTAAGGTGAGAAGTTATTATGACCAAGAGTCTAATACAGTTGTTGTATATAGAGGTGATGGAGCAATTAATAAATTTAGCGAATACCTAATTCTTAGCGAACCTGTCGTAAGAAATGGTGGTGATTTAGCTGAGATGATGATTACTTCATCCGATCGTATTCTTATCTTGTCGGTGTTAAATAAAACAGTTTATGATGGTATGAATTCTGGTGTGAATCCACATCTTAAATTCTTAAATATCATCTTAGGTACAGATTTTGAAACTTCTGATGATAATCCTGTATTTTAAGAGAATAATAGAGAGTAGCCAATATTGGCTACTCTCATCTTCTTTTATTTTTTACATAATTTGGTTATCGTTATTTAGATATTGGATAGTGGAAGTATATCTATTATCTTTTGGAGCTCTATTTCTTTCAGTTTCCATACGTTCTCTATCTAAGTTAGTATTGACTGCAATAACGTGATTCATTACCATAATATTTATTCTATTGGCAATTACATCATATACAGATTCTTCTTTATATTTGATAGAAAGCTTTTTAAATAAAGTAGGAGATATTCTAGCAGATACTAAATCTACAATTTTATTTCTAATCTTAGTTTCAGCATCTGGTGATATTTGATTTAAACCATCATAAGATGAATAAACTAAATACTCTTCAAGACATTCGCTTATGAAGTTATCTAATTCCATTCTAACTTCATTAACTTCAATTCCCATATAGAAAGTTTCTTCTTTAAAAGCTTGCTTTTCTCTCATATCGTATAAGAAAGTAATTATAATAAGAGAAGCTTCCAAAGCTCCAATAATAATATACTCTCTAGAAAAGAAAGCTAAGATAGATAATAGAATAGAAACCATAATCAAATGGTCTCTAATAAACTTTCCTGTATTATTTACTTTACTTTTAATACTATAAGCAGTATCTTGTTTCCAGTATTTGATAGCTCTATTTAAACTAACTAAGTCATACTTAGTATACGTAGATAACATTCTATTTATAAAATTCTTCATTGTATCCTCCAAATTAATTATAATATTCAAATTAATATTGTGTAGAAAATGTAATAATTATTTACGTTCCACTAAAGTGGAATTTGTAATAGTTTGATTTTTCAATGATATATTATAATAGTGAAAGAGATATAAATTGTATCTCAAAATGTATTTTATTTTAGGAGGATTTTAAAAATGAAATTAGTATTCAAAGCAGTGAAAGTTCTTTTGTCTTTAGGTTTGATCTTTGTAGCTGGTAATAATTATGGTAGAGAGCTTGCCGAATTCTGTATTGAATTAAATGAGCAAAAGAAAAAATAACACAATTTACTACGTTCCAAAAATTAAGAAAGAGGTATTTAAAATGAAAAAAGTAACAGCAGTAAAAGTATTAAAAGTTATCGCATCTTGGTTATTTATGATTGTAGCTATCAGACAAGCTAACAAAGCAGGGGAATTAGTTGGCGAACAAACAGCCGACTTAATCTTGCACATTCAAGAAATGAAAAAGAATAAGAAATAAGATAAAAATATGGGATGCTCAATATTGAGCATCCCTATATCTTCTTTTATTTTTTTGCTATTTTACTACGTTCCGAAATAATGATTATTAAGCTCACTCCATTGTACGATATTGTCTCGTAATTCAAGCAACTTCATTATTTTTTCTTCGTTTCCGTTTTGACCATAGAGATCGTTCTTGAGCATATAGTAGATCTTATCGGCAATAGGTTTACTGATACCGTATTTATATCTATCTAATAGCTCCCACCATTTACCAAATCCTAAATAAGATGGAACTTTGAAATTATCCAATCTATCATGATAAATATCATGACATGTTTTACAAAGCATTACCACATTTACTCGATGAGCTTCATGTTCCATTCGAATCATCTCAGCTAAATCAAAAGAAGTAAGAGTACCATATGTATTAAGAGTATGCTCACAAATAATGTAAGCAATATCAAAGATAGTTAATACATGATGATGCATCTCTAAACTAGCAACTTCTTTTTCTCCAGTTACTGTGATATGTGGATGTAATTGACATCGGTCCAAACCTAAATCAAAAATTAGGTGTGCTTTATAGTGCTTATAGAAGGCACTAGAGCGGAACCGACTAATTGCGGAGTATAGGAATTTACGATATAAATCCACATCCATCAAAGTCTCTTTAGATTGAGAAAAATCAATCTCATAAGGAGAATTTGGTGAACAGAGTTTTGGATTAAAATCATCGTATGTGAAAATCCCAGGGAACTCCTCTTTAGGGTTAATGAATTCTTGGTGTTGCATTTAGCAAGCCTCCTATAATGATTAAATTGGTAGGGTTTAGGGATTATCTATATGTTATACTGGAAAAAACGAGGAGCTTATACATACTAATAATCATTATATAAAGAAAGGAGTCAACATTGTGGCAAATTATAAAATAAGTAAGACATATTCGAACAATCCATTCGTTGATGAGTTACTTTATTATGTAAAACAATTAGCTTTTGGTGCTGTAATTAAGAATGAGCAAGAAGCAGATAACAATGAAACAGAAGATTCATTAATTCAAGCTGATATGCTTATTATGAGTACCGAAGGTAATGTACCATATGAAATTTGCGAATTTAGCAAAGATCAAATGTTGAAAGTTGGAGTAGATCCAGAACTTGCTAACTTTATCATTACTAGAAGAACAAATCGTACAGAAAATAGAGCATATAGCTACGATGATATACCAGAAGGTTTGAAAGAACCTCTACGTCAGCTGTATATGAAAGATTATATCAATACATATACAGAATTGAATGATTATTATCGTACTATTTGTGGTTTGCCTAAGATTGGTGATTATGGTATCCCTCTTAGAGACTATGAATACCTATTACCTGATGGAAACTTATGGAATGCTACTTATGTGCATGAAATAGGAGCATCTGGTGCTAAATTACTTAACTCTTATGGTATTTTAGAACAAATCAAAACAGACTATCCACAAGCGGACTATCTTAACTATATTGAATGTGGTATTACTCCATATTCTGCTCGTAAAGCATATGGATTCCAATTATTGTACACACCTACAATCGAAGAAGAAAATATTGCTGAGCAATTTAGATATAATTATGAACAAAACCGTATCTATGTAAGATATGCTATTTATTCTGAAGCATTCAAATACAATTCAGACTTCTACTGTAACTTTATCTGTCTATTGATTCTATTATTAACTATGACAGAGATGTTATCTAAGATTCAGGAAAATATCCTTAAATATGAATTACTAGATAGACCATGTGTAGAAGCAATCTTTGAAAAGTTTGGTATGGAATATTATAAATCCATTCCACTTAAATATCAAAAACGTATTGCTAAGAATTTGAATAAATTAATTCATAATAAATCCTCTGCAAGAGGTATGTTTGATATTGTAAATCTATTTGGTGTAGAAAATCTTACTATCTTTAGATACTTTATCCTTCGAGATAGACAACTAGATCGTTGGGGTAATTTCGTCTATGAAGAAATGGTAACTAAAGATTCTCGTTGGAATGATATGCTATTAGAAACCAATGTAGAGCGTAAGATAAATGATCTTACTATTCCATATCCATTTGAAAACTTCCTTGAAAAAGGTAATGTAATGGATGTATGGTTTAAGAGAGATAATAAATGGGTTAAAGCTACTCGTGGTACTGACTACGATGTAAATAACTATGACCATTTAGAAATCAAACCAAATGGTTTAGGTAATGGTGCTACTGATATTAGATACAACTTCTATTATGATGATAGAACCAAAGGTGGCAATAATAAAGTAGATACAGATAATTCATTATTCATGAAATTAGATGTATCTAAGATGAGCCATAATAAGTTCAAATTTACTCCACCTACACCTAACTATATCTCTAGAGGTAATGATTTAATAGTATTCTTAGCTGGTGAACCGTTACAAAAAGACGCTTATGATATAGATATCAAAACAAATACTATTACTATCAAACCAACTTATGGTGGTACTACTGATAGAGAAGTATTTGTACTATATCTCTATAATAATTACTCTAATACTAAATTCTCTAGAGTTGATGTATTATCTGAAGATTATGATAGAAAGATCTTTAAAGTACCTGAACCATTTACTAACTACTGTGCAAATGGTAATGGTTTCTTCTTAACCCATAATGGTACCTTTATTTCTCCTAGTAGATATACGTTCATTGATACAAATACTATTCAATTAAACGATACTGATTCTGTACAATACGGCGTTAATCTTACATTCAACTTCATTTATGCTGAAGCTGCAGTATATTCTGATATTACATTAAAAACTCATGTAGAAGTTCTTGAGCATAATGAAGATAGACAAATTGAATTTAAACTCCATCCACCTATCGAAAACTATTTCCGTACTGGATATAAAGTCTTCGTTAAGATCAACGATAAATGGTTAGAGCAAGATTGGTATCAAGCTTATAATAATACTTTATCATTTAATTCTAGAGCCATCGGTGCTAGAAAGACAGATAAAGTAGAAGTTGTTTACAGATACGGACCAGCTGGTATTGAAGCTACCAATATTTCTATGAGTAATCAACGATTAGAAGTTGGTGCTAAAGAACAAACTGTTTATCCTAACCTTAAATTCCCTGTAGCTGATTTTACAGCTAAGAATGGTAAAGTGATTGTTGATGTATACGGCAAGTTCCTAGAACCTGATCAATACACTATCAATGAACAAACAGCTACTCTTACTATTAAAGATAAAAACCTCATTACAGACGTTGGTACTACTATCAATATCTCATATCTTTATGGTATTGAATCTTCTGAAGCTATTAAAGTTACAGAAGAATTAATTGAAGTATCTACAGATGGTCAAACTGACTTTGGTATCAATGTACCATTCTCACCTTACTTTGCAACTCTACAAGGTGCTATGGTTTCTCATAGAACTCGTATTGTAAATCCAAATAATATTAAATTTACAGATACAAGCGTTTCTATTAAAGGTAGAAACTTTAAGAAAGGTGAAACTTTCTCCATTATCTATTTCTTCAATAATAAGTATTTGCTCAATGCAGCTAATCGAGTTATTATTGAGAATAAAACTATTACTACAGAAGATGCTGTTGATAATGATTTACAAATCAAGATTCCAGTTCCATTTGAAAACTTCATTCAAAATAACTGGAAATGGTATGTAAGTTCCAATGGTGTAGTTATAGATCCAAGTCTATATGAAATAGTAAATGGTAACTTATCCTTCAAAAACCCTAATGATGTATTGAAGTATCCTAATCTTACATTTACATTCATTTATCTAGATGACCCTTATTATATCTTTGAATCTTCCGAAGAAGATGTGGATAAAAACTTCGATTTGAAATTCGTTGGTGTTCCATTAGATAGAGAATACTTCGTAGATGACATTATGGCTAAGTCTAATATCAAACCTTATGACTTAATGACACTAGAAGATGTATTCTGGGATGGTGTAGGTGCTGAAGATGATTTGGTTACAGCACATGAGAAAGTTAAACATCAAATTCTTAAGAAGAAGTTTAATTATGCTCGTACTAAATACTTTGCTATTAACTACTTGATGGATATTGCGGATATGTCATTCCAAATAGCTTATTTCTATAACCTATTATTTGATGATTTCCCTGCAGAAGAAGACTTAACCGTTGCTCTTCCTAATATTTCTACAGCAAAAGAATTTAAGATTGGTCATGTATTCTCTTATCTTACAGCTCTAGCTTATCTTGATCAAGATACAGAAGATAAGATTATGGATACTCCATCTAAGATCATGTATATCAAGGGCTTTAATATGCACGCTGATTTACCTGCTCTTAAAAAAGAAATTCTTAAAGCTAGACAAACTTTAGATATGTATCCAGTATGGGATTTCTTTATCCCAGAGAAACGATTAAAATCTATAGAAGAGTTCACTACTCAATATAAAACCAATAAAAAGGTTTATGATACAATCACTTATGGTATGGGTCATGCTACTAAGTATAGATATTATAAGATCTGGAAAGATCTATATGATTCTATGATGATTACTGAGTTCAATCTTACTTACTTCAAGAAATCCGATGGTCATACTGCTACCACATTTACTGATTTCTTGAAAGATAAAGATACTGTTCTTTATAACAGTATTAAACGTATAGCTTCTATTACAGATAGAAGTACTCGTAAAGAAAAGATTGCAGAAACTGTATCTAACGTAGCATATCTATTAGAAAACTACTTTGGTGGTTATGAATTCCATCATATCTTTGATAGATTCCCTGGTGCATCTGAAACTTCATTGATGGATTATGCTTTTACTATCATAAACTTCTTTAAATCTTATAAGATTTCTATGATTTCTAAAGGTGACTTTATTCAATTTAGTAATAATGATCCTCGGATTAACTTTATCCGTCCTATCGATGATATTGAAATAACAGTAAACCTCAATAAGGTTGAGTATTTTGATATCGATATGAATGTGACTTATGAATCTGCTATTCATACTTCTAAATATGAAAAGATCCCTGTCTATGATAGATTGACTATCAAATCTACAAGCACTAATACAGATCCTAAGTTTGACCAAGAGTTTGTTGTACATATTCAACAAACACAAAACCAAACTATTAGAGTTCTCCATAATGGAGAATATTATACTGAAGACTTCTTTGCCAAATATGGTGATGAATTTGAAGTAGAAATTATTCCAGATGATGGTTATAAAGCAGGTTATCCTTCTTATAATAAAGGTATTGTAGTAAAAGATCTTACTATTACAGCAACTCCTGCAGTTTCTACTAACTATCGTGTAGTTATTAGACCACCTCATCATACTACAATTACAGTATATGAATTTGATCCAGAAAATCCCGATAATGTATTAGCTACTCATACTGAAACATTTGAAGTTAAAGCTGGTACTAGAATTGCTGTAGACGTAGAAAGTGATTTTGGTTGGACTCCTGGTGTAGCTAATATTACTTCTGGTATTATTAACCATTATACTATCATCACTGCTAGCGAACCAATTAGACAAACTTCTAAGTTTACTATTGGTCATGTACCACCACATCAAAAGATTGAACTTAAAGTCTTTGACGATGACGGTATCGGTTATCGAGTATATACTGTAAATGGTAATGATAGTACAGATGGTAAAGGTGTAGATAATAAATACTTTAATATTCCAACATTTGTTGGTGTTAAGTATGAAGCCAAGATAACTTCTGATTGGGGTTATGATCCATCTCCATTAAAATATAACCTTCCAGCGAAGGATATGTTTAGAAGTGACAATGTTGTATTCGATCTAGAAGATTCTCAACTTACTCAATTTACATTCACTATAGATAAATTCGAAGACCAAACCATCTCTGTTGTAGTTGATGGTGTAACTCATACTGAAACTTTCAAAGTTCCATATCTAACTGAATATGAAGTAAATATTGAAGGTAAAGGTAATCATGTACAAGGTAAGTTACTAGTATATGATAAAGATGGTATTCGTGTTCCATCTACAGGTGTTGTAAATGGTGATATGAGAGCTACTGCAACAGCTTCTAGAATTGCTAGAGATTTTAATATCAAAGTAATTCAATCCGATAAACAACAAATCACTGTTCGTTATGATGGAACTGATCATACTACTTCATTCGTAGCTAAAGAAGGTAGACAATACTCTGCTACTATTATAAGTATGGATCCTAATTACGATGCTGGTGAAATTTACAATAAAGAAGGTATTGTTCGTGGTGATACTGTAATCTATGCAACTCCTGCAACTACTAAAGTATGTAGAGTTAATATAGAACAAGATGATCACCAAACTATAGTAGTTACATTGAATGGTAAAGAATATACTGAGTCGTTCGATGCCCATTATGGTGATTTAATTACAGTTGCTGTAAAACCAGATAATGGATTTATAGCTGGTGCTCCTAGTACTACAATGGAACGATTAACTTCTCCTAGTATAAATATCGAAGCTGCTATGCCTACTAGAAAGAAATTACAAATTCATGTTCGTAATCCATGGCCTACACGCCAAACTATGAACGTTAATTTAAATGGTATTGATTATCCTATTACTCAAGCTGATCAAATTATTCAAGCTAACTTCGGTGACGTATATCTAATTACTAATAGTGATACATTTGGTTATTATCATGCTAATTATACAGTAAATGATGATATTGTACAAACTGACACTATTGGTTATTCTGGTACTGTAACTTATAATATTGACGTTACTGCAGAAAAACCTAGAGCTAAGTTGTTTAATGCTACTATAACAGATAGAAAATATCAACACGTTAAAGTTAAATTCTACGATGAAGACACTGGTGCGTTGATTAAAACTGTCGATGGTACAACAACAGATCAAATTCCATATGGTAGTAGATATGAAGTTGAATTATCTGTAAAAGATAATCCTGGATTTACAGTACGTACTGGTTTCTTACCACAATATACTGGTAGATTTGAAGGGAATAAAGAATTTAAACCTACTCCAGCTGCTAGAGTAACAACTACATTCACCGTTGGTCTTTCTAGATGGGTAGAAAATGCTCAACATATCTTATACGGTTCTGGTGGTAGATGGCAAGGACGTGATAAATACTTTGGTCCTCTAATCGATGCATGGTTTGAAGATGAACTTAGATTTGTTTCCGATAATATCAATCCACCTAAACTTGCTGGTTTCGACTTAGTCGGGATTAATAATTTAGGAGATCAGCGTAAAGTAATGGCTGGTGAAGGTAAATGGGATCAAACCAAATCTATAAGTTTTGAAGTCAATATAAATGGTAAATGGAAATCAATTGCTAACTATATTAGCAAAGATAATTTATTTAATGAATTCCAAGATACATTCATAGCATTATGGGGTACTCAAATACCTAGAGAATTTGGTCCTGATTCTGGTGCTATGGTTATTGATGCTGACTTACGTGTTATAGAAAAAGATCTTGAAGCCAATGTTCCAGCTGCAACTAACCACAAGAAATATCAATTACGCTTCTTAGCTTCAGATAATGATTATTAAGGAAGGAAAGGTTATGGAAAAAGAACTAATCTTAAATGACAAGATTAAAAGAGATAATGACAAGTACAAAATCTTAGATGGTCGTCGTCTCAAAACTAAAATTACAGCATACTATACAGACACAGGTGAAGAAATCTTTACTCGTCATAATATGCTTACTATTGCTGGTGGTGCTTTCTTAGCAAGAGCATTGTTTGATATTAATAATGTGGAAATTACTCCTAGTTATAATACAGCTCTTAACTTAGATGGTACTATCAATACTACAACTACTACAGAAAAGAATAGAGTTTATTTATTCTGTGTAGGCAAAGGTGGTTGTGGTAGAGAAAACTCTCAAGTATATGCAGAAAAATATGCTTCTTGGATCACCCCAGAAAATATTGTACCATTACAATACTTGACAGCAGGTGAATCTCTTAACGAATATGAAAAGAAAGTTTACTTTGGTAAGAAGACAGGTACAACTGCTACTTCTTATTACTTTAAACGATTCGACTCTGATCCTCGTATGATTCAACAATTAACCGATGGTACACCTATCGATGGTTCTATTTATGATATGGTAACTACACAAGATGCTGAAACAATTGTAACTATGCAGTTATCTATTTCTAAATCCGACTGTCGTGATTATTTCATTAATACAACAGGTCTTAATGATGCACGTATTAATCAAATCTCTTTATGTACAGCTTGGTTAAAAACAGATGATCGTGGTAATAAAGTATATCAAGATATCCGTCCTGCTACTATCTTGAACTTCCCTAACGAACCATTGATTGATACAGAAAAAGCAATTACTATTTCTTATTCTGTATATTTCTAGTAAAATAATTAATTTTAATACACCTATATACACTTTATTGATGCAGGGAGAGTAAACCCTCTACTCAGTCACCCTGTATCCAACTACGATTCTTCATGGTTTGCCGTGAAGTTTCCACACAAATTCCTTTACAAAGAGCTTTAACAGCAATTTTTTAACAATCGTAATAAGCTCTGGTTAGACATTACTTTCGCTCCTGGAATGTAATTTCGACATGGTAAACCAGGATATCTATAAGATATCCTGGGATATCAAACAAAATTTGTATTCATTCATTTTTAGAAAAGCACGAACAGCAATTAATATAATTTTAGAATGTATGTGCTTTGGTTTTCTTTCATGGGTAATAAGAAGATCTCCATTAAGAGATCTTCGTTACCTCTTACTACCTTTCAATTGACTCTCTAGGTGTGGTCAATCGAAATTGATTTGTGTCTAATTAGCTCTAACAGCATTTAAAAATATTTATGGTATGTATCTTTACTTTAGTAAACTCCTATTGCTCATATAGGTCTCCACGTCAGTTTACTATGCATATTATCTTATATCTGAGCTAAGAATAGATTTTTAAAAATTATATTTTAAATAGGAAAGGATGATTCTAATGGAAAAACTCCGTGTTAGAAGATTTGCAGAAGAACATGAAGATCTTTTCAAACAAATGGGAGATATTACACAAAATATCAAAGAATATCGTTCTGGTAATTCCACTGGTGTATTTAGAGCCATCGGAGAATTAGCCAACGAATTTATTCTGGCTGCTACTCTAAAAAGAGTATTAGAAGCAGATAAAGAAATAGGTTTACGTTGGTTGCTATTTATCCGAGACCATACAAGTGGTTATGGATTAGGTGAACGATATGTATTCAGATATATGCTTAGATGGATGGCACAAGATGCTAATAAAAGATATATCAATTTCAAACTCTTAAAACTCATTGTCAATAAGTATGGTAGATGGGATGATATCTTTGTACTATTAGGTACAGATTATCAAGACATGATGTTTACCATCATCAATGAGACTTTAGAAAGAGATAAAGAATTGGTATCTAATGGTAAATACCCTTCTAAATTAGCTAAATGGTTACCATCTGTAAACTCTAAGAAACAATCTGGAAAAGATTTTGTGAAAGCTTTCTGTAAATATAATAAGATGAAAGCAAAAGATTATAGAAAGATGCTTTCTCATCTTCGTACTAAACTTGATCTATTAGAAACACATCTCACTAAAAAGAATTTCGACGGGATATATTATACTAATTATCCTAATACTTCTTTAAGTATCCATGATAAATTATTATTAAAAGCGGATCCTGATAGATATAAACTATTCAAACGTAATCGTTTCTTGAAATATCGTCCACATAAACACGATCCTATTGATTTGGCTAGATATTTCGATAGACGAATTAAAAATATATTTGTAGATGATAAAGAAGTAGAAAACTACTTTAACTCTTGGAAGTTAGGTAGAAGAACAGACGACTCTTTCCAACGTGTACCACATTTTGATATATGGACTGAGAAAGAAAATAAATACATTGTAAAATGTATTAATAGTCTTCTCTATACCAATACTAAAAGAGTTAATCAAAATATTCGCTTCAAATGGAGTATAAGAAATAACGAACTCAGAAATAATTTCCCTAAAATAGTATCATATGAAGATAGCCAAACTATCCATATCATTGGTTATCATAGATCCATGTTTAAAACAGATGGTTTCTTTGATTTCTATAGTGAAAACTTCTTGAGTCCAAAAGAGTTATTTATAACTATCTTAAGTGAAGACGTTTACAATATCTAATGTAACCACACCATATGGTGTGGTATTATGACATTCATCATTAATCACCCTTATCATATGAAATTAATTACCTCCCAAACTGATTAATTATCTTATTATATGAATAAACGAAATACCTAGAGGTTTTATAGAGATCGACTCTACGGATTGCTTTGATTCAGTGCATTTTAAGGTATGATAAGTTGATGGATGGATGTCATACTACTATACCATATGGACAATGATAACGGAGTACCCAATATTGGGTACTCCATATCTTTCCGCCAAATTTATATGGGTTTACATATAAGTAATTATTCAAAAAGGAGGACTAACATGGCTTCTGATAATCGTAGAGCTAAAGTAATAACAGATCTAAAAGATCTAGAATATTTATTTAGTATAACTCAAAAGCAAACTGAATCTTTATCATTCATGATGGAAACATTCGGTGTATTTGATGGTAAGGCTAGATTCCATACATATGATATTATTGACGTTCCTCCTGGGACATATGGACCAGAGGGAAATAAAAATACAAATAGTTTCAGAACTACTGTAGGAAGATGGGTATTTAATAAGTGCTTTATCGAACAAGACTTATTTGATTTATTCCATTATATCAATAAACCAGTCAATGATAAAATCTTTGATTATATCAATGATACTATCTCTAGTGCTTTACTGGAAGATAAGATTGATTTACAAGTTCTTAAGAACTATCTTATTCGTACTCAAAAATTCCAACCTTATTCCAATATCTTAAGTGCTGGGTTTAGTGATAAGATGCTTATGATGGGTAAATTCTTACGTCCATATAAAGAAAAGCTTCTTAAACAGTATGAAAAAGATTTACAAGATCCAGATAAGAAACTTTATGCTATTTCTAAGATTGAAAAAGAGTTATTGGATATAGCTAAGAAAGAATTAGGTCTAGATCCATCTATGGATTTATATGATTCTGGTGCTAAGGGTAAATTCGGTAACAACTTTAAGAATATCTTTGTTCTTAAAGGTGCATCTAAAGACCCTGACCCATCTAAGGGCTATAATATTATCACATCTAACTATGCTGAAGGTACTAGTAGAGAAGACTATGTTAATATGGCTAAGTCTATGACAGAAGGTCCATATAAACGTGGCGTTAAAACACAAGTTGGTGGTTATTGGGAAAAACTATTCCTTAGAGCATTCCAACATCTTACTTTAGGCCCAGCTGGTTCTGATTGTGGTACTAAACGTACCATTACAATTACTATTGATAAAAAGATTGCTAGTATGGTTATGTATTGCTATGTGGTTGAAGGTAATAAGCTAGTAGAACTTACTTCTGATAATATCAATAACTACATCGGTAAAACTGTTAAGATGAGATTCTCTTCTTTATGTGAATATAAAGAAAAGGGTAAGATTTGTAATGTCTGTGCTGGTAACTTCTTCTATCGTGCTGGATTTAAGAATGTTGGTGTAGCATTACCTCAACTTGCATCTCGTATTAAGAATATTGCCATGAAAGCATTCCATGATAGTACTATTAAACTTCATGAAATTGATGTGGCTAAAGCATTTGGTTTTAAGAAATAGGTGATTATAATGAAAGTCGATCTTATGATTACATTAGAAGATAATGTATATACTGTCCCACCTAATTATAAGACCCTAACAAGCAATCGTATCGTTAACGTTTATATGGATAAAGAAGAACTTAAAATAGATCAAGATTACAAAATGTTAGGTCCTAGAACCGTCCATATCCTTAGAGATACGACACATAAACCACGGATAAGTGCTAAGATTAAAGATATTAGAATACCAATAAATGTATAAAAGTGGAGTGGGGAATATTCCCCACTCCCATATCTTTTGCAAAAATTAAAAATTTTACTTGTATATTATAATAGTGAAAGAGTTATGTATTTATTAACTCAATTTAAATTTATATCAAAGGAGGATATATGGAAAACAAAGAATCGTATCTGAATGATATGGTCGAAGATTCTGTTGTCTGGAAAGGCAACTATGGTGAAGTAACAGCATTCACCAGGAATGATATTCCATCGGTCTTATATCTAGACAAACCTAGTTCTAGATATAAACAAGAATATCGGACAATAATATCTCCCGATGCTGAATTAGAAGGAGCTGAAACTTATAAAGTTGAAGCAAAATATAAAATAGCATTCAATCAGGAAGATATATCCAATAAAGTAGAACACGTTTACTTTATCGGATTCAGTTATGAAGAAATTGAAGAGAACATTTTCATTCTTGGAAATGTAGAAACCTTCAAAGTACTTCGTAAGTTCAATGCATATTATGATATAGTAAAAAATATCATAAAACTAAAACCTACTAAGAAAAAGAAAAAATTTGTGGCGTTTATAGTAGGTTTAATATCTGTGGTGGTATTAGCATTAATCGGTGGATTAATATATAATACCGTTGTAACTACTTCCAAAGTAGAGCAACAATATCAACAGATACAAGAGTTACAAGAAAAAGTAGACCACCAGGGAGAAGTTATTAAACAATACCAATCCCACGAGGTCGAAGAATTGGTCAAAAAGTCTAAGCAACTTGAGCAACAAGTTGCTAATAAAAAGAAATAGGAGATTAAAATTATGTGTACAGAAGCTATCATTGAAAATATTGATCTTAAGAAAGCAGAAGCAAAGAAAGCTATTTTGGAAAAATTCCCAATGAGTGAGGAAACGGCTCAACTTGCTGTAGATTCAGCACCACTAGAATTGCTGAACGATACAGATAAATTTATACTTGTATTAGAAAGTTTTCTAATCGATAGACAAACCCAATTGTTGATGAATACTATGATGGGTCGTCGTTTTTAGGAGGAAATAAAAATGAACGTACAACAAGTTCAGTTATCTGACTGGATCATTGGTACATTTGGTACCGATGCTCGCACTGCATCTATTGTAGCATGTAGTTATGATTCCAGTGAACTGGAAGATATGGAATCAATCAAGTCTGAACTTATATCTTGGAAGCATACCGATGAGTTACTTATAGAACTCGGTATTTTCAAAAAGTTATGAAATACGATACAAGAAAGTTTAGAAGGTATATGCTCTGGGGTGGTCATCCATTAGAGTGTGTACGAGAAGTTTGTAAAAATAAACAATCTGTAATTAATCGTGTAGATTATAGTTTTAGTAAAAAGGAGAAAGATGATATGGATAGAAAATACCTTATGTCCTTACAGGACAACATCGAAAAAGAATTACGTAAAATTGAAGAAAAGCACATTAGAGTGCTTTTCGAGGATGCTAAAAATTTAGTATCCGCAGCATACCTATTAGAATTGGGTAACGATTTTAGGAAAAACTTCCTCAAGATCGTTTCCATCGGAGCAGTGTTAGAATCTAAATTCTATACACCTGAATCTGAAATAAGAAATATTGAGAGGTATAATATGCTTCTTATTGATGAAACAATAGGTTTGGCTGATTCTTACGTTGATGACGAAGAGATTATTATTAGGAGAAAAAAGAATGGTAAAACTAATTGGTAAGGAAAATATACAAGATATAAAATTACATTTAAAAATAGAATTGGAAAAAATGCGTCAGAATTATATTCCTGGTGCTCTAGTAGTTCCAAAAGGAACCGAAATCAAGAATCTAGATACCGTAAATATGGTTGTAACTGCAGAGGATATTAGCTTCTTCACTCTAGGATTGCATATCTGTGAGACCATTGAAAGAATAATCGATGGTGACTATGATACTAAGACAATATTATACTTACTGGATGGTGAAAATGATCTAGCTTACTATCTGAAAGGTAGCTTTAAATCATATACTCAACAGCCAGCTCCAGGGGTAGAAATCCCAGATCTATATTTCTTGAAAACTACACATTTGATGTGTAGTATAATTCGAGATAATCTTGAAATCAAAGTAAATATAAAATAAGAAAAAGATATACCGTACCCAATATTGGGTACGGTAATTTCTCTTTTATTTTTTATACATCGATGTGCATTCTTACCCGATAGGTCTTTCCTACACTTTCGTAAACTTGTTGTAATGGTCTATACAAAGGACTCCTCAAATAAA